TGCCTTAATCTTCGCTGCTGCAAAGCTACCCCACATGACAGCCAGTGCAGGGATAGCCCACGGGAAGCCAAGCTGTGACCAAATCAATGCTGATGCCGTTACGAGGTTCGAAGCCTGCTCGATAGATTGCATGAGCAACTGAGCCTTTTGCGCTTCTTCTTTTTGCTTCAGTGCTTTTTCTTGATTGCTCTTTGCAAGTTCCAGCTCCTTACGCGCTGTCTCTACGTCGTTAGCATAACCGTTGGCACGGGCTTGTATCTCAGCCTCCAGCACGTTTTGAGCACGCTCCACCTCTTTCTCTGCCAGTTGTGCTTTGGCTTCTGCTGCCTGTACCCACGCATTCATATAGTTATGCAATTGGTCGATGGCAAAACTAAACGTGGACGCGATACCCTCTTTTTTCTCATCCGTAAGGTTGAAACCAAGCATATCAAAAATGCCTGTCCCCTTTGTAGATTTCTTGATTTCCTTATCAGCTTTCTGTATCTGCTGTTTCAATATCTGCATCTCAAGACTTGTGAGGTCTTTTCCTGACTTAACGTTGAGGTCGTAGATGGCTTGCAGACGTTCCTTTTCAGCCTGAATGCTTAATCGTTTCTTACGTTGGTCGCTGACCTCCATATTGTCGATTTCAAGCTGGCGCAACTGGTTAGTCTGATTGATGACATCAACCTGGGTCTTATATACCTCTTGCGCTGCACGCTCTTTATCCTTTTTCAGTCTCTCTTGCTGTTCCTCTTCTTTCTTGGCATACTTCAATTCGAGTTCGGACAGCTTCATGTCGCGCTGACGCTGTAAGGCGGTTATCTGTTCGCCTATGGCTGCACGCAGTTCTTTTTCCTTTTCTCCTTTCTTGATTAATGCGCCTATCTGCACACCATAGTTATATTGTATAAGCTGGTATTCGCGTGCAAAATCGTTTTCGAGATTTTCAATGCGTATCTTTGTCGTGTTCTGCTCGATAGCCAGTTTCTCATCGGCTATCTTCTGAGCGTCCTGCACGCTGGTGTCAGTCTTGACGTTAGTATTACCGCCTGTCTTGACTTTGTTCGCATTGTGAATTTGCTTAACCAATCGTAGGTTGCGCTGTTCAGCCTGTGTGCGAACGTTCCAAAGTTCAGCCTCTTTTTGTGCTATTTGGTCATTCATTGCAGAGTCATTCTGACTTTGCCGTGCCTTTGCTTTCAATACCGCTAATTCACGCTGAATGAATGCCACGCGGTTGGCTGACATCTGCTTTTCCTTATTGACGGCTTTCTGCAACAATGCTGCACGTTCCTTGGGGTCATCCGTTTGATTGGCCTTACGACGCAGGACTGATATCTCATACTGTGTCTTAGCTTCCTGTACGGTCAATTTGCGATTATCCTTTTGTAAGGCTTGTTTCTCGCGCTCTAACTGGATATTCTCAAATAACGCATCGTTTACGTTCTTGATGGCACTACCTACCAACGGCAAACGCTCCAGCAGTCGTGAAGCACCCATAGCCAAATTCTCGAAACCCTCTGCCACTTTCAATACAAATGTGGCAAAACCCTGCAACAGGTTCAAGCCATATTCAAGAATGCGGTTGAATGGTGCAAGAACGCGGCTCAGTGCGTTCGTATTTTCCTCGCTGGTGCTGATACCCTTTGCCAGTGCCATGAATGCGGCTGCAATGGCTGCAATCACGGCTACGATGGGATTGGCTAACAATGCAAGCAACTGACGCCCGAATACGGCTACCTGTTGCCCTGCCATCTTGATAGCATTCGTCAGACCACCTTCGAAAATCTGACCTAACAGCTGCAGGTTTTGGATGTATCGGCTCTGCGTGCCCATCAGTTGACCTACAGCCTTTTCGTAGTTGCCGACCTCCAGCGTATATTTCCCTGTTGCCTTTTGCAACTCGTTCATACGCTCATAGATGTCGCGCGTTTCCTTTTCCAGCTTCTGACCCTCTTCTGTGTTACGACGGTATTCTTCGGTCATAGCATTCAATCGGATTTTGTTCAATCCGTATTGTGCTGCAAGGTGTTCGTATGTACCCTCTTGTGTACGGTTCAATTGGACGGTCAGCTTGGTAATGGTCTGCTCATCCTTTTTCATGGCATTTAGTTCCGCAATCTTTCGCGCTGTCTCTGAACGTGCAAAATTCAAATCCCTTTCCGCCTTTAACAGTTTCTCTGCATCCTGCGAGTATGCGCGAGTGCTGGCGCGTCCGCTTTCCGTTGCACCTGAAATGACTTTCAGGCTCTCAGATATGCTGACGGCACGAGCCTTGATAGACTGAGCCATGTTATTGTAAGCATCGTTAGCTTCGTCAAGTTCCTTGACAAGTTTCTCGATGCTGTCATCCGGCTGTATCAGGTCTGAATATTTTATAGGATTCTCTGCCATGATTATTTTTATATTTTAGCCGATTTAACGGGTTTTTATCTTCTTTGCTTATAACTTACCCGCTTTCGCGGTGAAACGACGTTAGCGGGCTTTGTTTTGCCGTTTTTGCTTATTCTGCTGTTTCTTGATATACTGATATGCTGAGTAATACTCCGATACGGTGTACTTTTTCGCGTCCGTGTTCAACTGCTGACCAACCATGATGCACATTTCGTCAAACTGGCGGTCGTAGGCTATCTCGGTACTATCTTTGCCTATGAAGGTGCGAGGTTTCGTAAAGCATACCAGTTCATCGGTCAGCCGTTCAATCTCTGCCGTGCGCTCTGCTGTCTCTCCCTCTATCACCGCATTCAGCATGGCTTGCGTCCTGCGTTTCATGATGTCGTGGTATTCCTTTTCGGTCGCGCTGTCGAAGACGTCAGGAAAGTACAGTGTCAGCTCTTCATCTATTTTTTTTTTGACCGCCTCGTTTTCGGCAGTCATTTCTTTCACGGGCACGTCGCCCAAAAGTTCCAAAGTGCGTTGCAATCCCTCGTCGCTGATATCGTCGCAGGCTTTCCCGTCAATCTCTTTGACCAGTGCTGCAAAAGCAAGGTGCCGTGGATTCATACCCTGTATAATCAAGTATATGGTCTGACGGATATTTTCCATTTCCGTTGCTGCTTCTTGCTTGTGACCACCATTGATAAAACGTACTGCACGCTCGATATGCCCGTCCACCGCGCTGAGGTCGCTGCCTAACCCTGCATCTACCAACAGGCATTTGTTATACTTGTGAAAACGCACTATCGGCAGTTCATCAATGCTGTTGTATAGCATGACCTTATGCTTACCTAACTTGACCTCTCTCATAGCAACCTACGACATAAAGGTGTAGCCAAAAACGGAACTATCAATACCCTGCAGTCCATCGTATAATGCAACAGCACAACCGACACGAATACGCATAACCACCACGACAGGCAGAACTGACAGTTTGCCATCTTACTGATGATGTCGTTTCCGTGTACTTGCAGGTACTCTACTATTCCCCACTTATATGCCAGCAACAGCAGGAAAGCGGACAACAGCGCAACAATAATTGTATATTCAAGGATTATCATCATAACATTCTAAACTTGGTCACATTCTTCATCAATCTGCATCTCACCAGTCACTCTGAAACCAGCGAACGGTGACATCAGATACTGGTTATCTACTTCGTTCAGAGAAAAGCCGTTAAAGACGTTTTCTGCGCGTTCATAAACCCTTTCAAGGGTAATAGAACCATGCTTTAGCCAACCGCGTCTCAGCGTCTTTAAAACCTGCTCTTTCAGTTGTTCAGTATTACGGTCGTCATACGTTGCGCCAACGGTGCGCATATCCACCCAAACGATAAATGAAAACGGTGCTTTCAATCGGTTGTTGGTGGCGAATGGTACGCTGACCGTCTGCGGCTCTTCCATGACGAAAAAGCAATAATTCCCCAGTGCCTTATTGTCGGGCAAAAGCTGGATGTATTCATCTTTGCCGTAATAGACGTTAGGGGTATAACAGCGCACACCATCTTTCATCTTTACCAGACGTTCACACCGTCCAAAGATATGCGTCAGCCATGGCAGTTCGCTCAGTGCGTCCTGCAAGTCCTGAATGACCTTATCGAAAAGGTACGGGCGTGTCGGTTTCTTGTATATTCTCGTTATGACCATAATACTTGTTTCATTTCAGTTATTACTTCGTCTCTGACGCCTTTTTCGTTCATCATAACCTCCCATTTCAATGCGGACAATCCGAAACGCTGTATGCCGTATTTGTGCATGATTTGAGCTGCGTATGGTGTGCTGGGCACTATCATCATGGCGTCAACCTCGAAACGTATTTCCATCTCACCATAGAAACGGCCATTGATATACAGGTTCGGTGCATTCGAGTTGCCACGGGTCACGCTATACGGATAGCTCAGCGTTTCTTTCCATGCCATATAGTTTGATGCCGTCTGCTGGTTCTTGAAATAGCCGTGTGGCTTCAAATCCTCAGTATAGTACGGACGCAGGTCTTTATCGTCGCTACCCTTACCCTCTAAGAGCTGTATGTGCTGCTGTTCCATGATATCCATCTCATGGTTTCGTAACACACCACGCAACAAGTTACCATCCTGCATCTGCTGCTGAAGCTGGTGGGCTTGCTCTGCCATCCGTCCTAACCTCTCATTCATACGGTACGATACTTTACACGGGTAGGCAGACAAGTCAGGCAGATACGGTCTATACCGCGCGTGTCGAGTTCGAGGGCATCATACGCTTCTCTCAGTTCCTTACCCAATCCGCTTGCACGTCCTTGCGGGTTGCCGTCAACCTCATACAGCAGGTCTTCACGGCTGGCATTCGACTGATTACGGTTGACGCGGACATTCGGATTCATTGCCAGCGTGCGGATGACATCGACTGCCAGCTGACGTTGCAGGCACGTCGCAAAGATGTTACGCTGCTTGATGATGAAGTCCGTCAGGTCGCAACCGACTGACAGCACCATATTCAATCCGTAGTTGTGCGTATTGGTGTAGACGTTATCCTCTATGTCCCACATTTCGGGAAATTCTGCAAACGTTTCCAACGCTGATACGCGGAATGGCGACACCATCAAATATTTGGTCAGCTCGCGCCACGCTTCAAGACTTCCACGGTTGCACGTACCGCACGGCTCACGGCTCCAGTCCTTTGTCACGTTCACTGCTTCCATGCCTACGGGTAGGTCGGCTTGGTCGTACACCACATACCACGCACCAGTATCGCCAAGATAAGGCAGATAGACATCTTTCAGGTCTTTCCATTCCATTGTGCCGTTACCCTTTACGACATCGAATTCTATGGTGTAGAATGGGTCAACCTGTGACGAATGGAACACGTACAGCGTCACCTTACCCGTTGCCCCTGTCATCTGCAAGCCGATATGCTCCAGCTTCGTAGTAACGCCCATCGAATATGCAGGCACAATCTCCATGCCTACCAGCCGTTGTCCGTTCTCGATGGTGTTATTGATACGCCCTGCACCGTCAAACAAGCTACGACGTTCTAACAGGTTCTTACTCTCGCGTAACAGCGACTTCATCTGCAGGAACGTCTGCACCGTCTTGGCTATGGCACTACGTGTCAGACGCTCAATCCATACTGATGTAAAGTCATATTCCGACCAGTACTCGCTACCGTCCTCAGGCGTATTGCCCTTGTTATCGTCTGCTGTGCTTTCCCATACCTTATCGCCATTACTGACCTTTGCACCCTCCGCATATACCTTCGTGGCGTCATATGTGGGGTACTGGTACATAAATTGCTCAGGCATGATGGCACGGATATTTTCCATCGTCACCATGGGGTGTGCCTGCTGGAATGTTAGACCACTTTCGCTTTCCGTCATGGCGTCGGCTATCTGCCCATGTGGGTCGTAACTCTGCTCCCACCCTACGAGGTGGAGTAATGCGTCTTGTATCTCGGCTATTCGTATCATATTTCTTGCTTGCTGGTTTTAATCGAAACAAGGGGACGGGGATATCCTTTGCCCCATCCCCTTGTGGCGTTATGAGAAATCACCTGAGAAGTCCAGGCTGAATGAATCTCATGTGGTGAAATCAAAGTCTGCTGAGTTGGTCACATAGACAGGCTGTGCTGCGAATGGCGTATTATCAGCAGGCTTGGCAATCTGAGCCTTCATGATTGGGTTGGCAACGTGCTCGGGGTCGCTGTTGTAGGCAATGATGAATGCCACATCGACGCTGAATCCGAAGTACTCCTTCTTACCGCAAGTGAGGTCGGCTGTTGCGTCACCCATAATGCTTGACTGGTCGCCAACGGCTGTGTAGTAATGACTACCAACGGGCAGGTCGATGTACGGCAACCTCACCACGTCCCACTCGTGGAAGTTAGCCTTGGTACGACGCAGAGCCTCACGGTCTACACGGGTCAACACACCAACGTTACCGTCGGCAACAGCGTACAGTGTACCGATTTTCTGCGAAGCGTTAGCAAGCTGTGTGGTGTAGTGCAGAATCTTGTTGTCATACTCCATGCGCTTGTTAACATCATTGTAGACGTCGTGCTGAGCCAGCTTGCGGATAAGGCTGTCGATACCTGCATTACCAATCAGGTGGATAGTCTCTGGATAAGCGTTGGCACGCATCATAGGATTCAAATCGCCAAGAATCTCGCTTGCCATCTGCACGGGAACATTGATAACGTTCGATGAAATCTGATACTGCAACGAATCGGCATATACCTGTGTCTTGGCTGCTTCGAGAGCTGTGATGGCTGCACCATCCAACGAGGTAGCAAGGGCACGGCAAATCTTATCCATCTTACGACGGAAATCCTGTTCGTAATCAATCTCGTTGTTCATGTAGGCAGCAGGAACCATCGTGAAGCCTACGGCATACGTTGTCCATACAACGGTGTAGAGAGCTGAGGTGTTCTCGTCGTCGCTGATGGCACAAGTACGGACGTTCGACACGGTCACGTCGCCATCATAATTGATAACTGGAACCTGTACGGTGTTGCCCATGCTTGCAAAGGCACGGTCGCGCAGGTTCGGTGAAATGATTGAGTTGGGTGCGTCCGTCTGTTCAATGAAGAAATCCAGCGCACCGTACTCCTTTTGGCGGAACATATTCCTGTCAAGTTCAGGATTTGCCTCGCGCCAAGTCTGTAAACGGGTTGCTACTAATGACATAGTTTTTTTTGATTTTGATTGTTAAACTTTTGGACTCACCCTCTGTCCGTTATCTTATAAATTCTATACTGGCAGTGAACTTACGTTGCCATCCTTCCATGCTGCATCGTATGCTTCCTGATAGGCTTTCGTGCCACGCAACAAGCCACGAGTTGAAAGCTGGTTGTGAATGATGTCATCCGCTTCGCTCTGTGTGCGTGCCATTGTCAAATCGACGGGGACGGTCGATTCATGATGTTCCTTTGGCGGCTTTGTGCCACCTCCTGTCTCACGGCGACCTTCGTCGAGAATGCCCATAGTACGAAGTTCCTTTTTCAGCAGTTCGTCGGCTGTGTATGGCTCCAAATGGTTTTCGGGGTTGCGGGCTATCTCTCCATCAGCACCCTTGAATACCAACTTTTTTCCACCCTTGCCGTCATCAATGAACTCAGGCGACATGGCTTTGACGCTGTTCAGAGCCTGACCTAACAGCACATCCACGCTGGCTTGTGGGAATTCTGCCTTGAACTTCAAACCAGCCTTAGCACCCTGCAGGATGTTGTCAACCTTAATGCCGAATAACTCTGCGGCATGGTCGGTCTTCAACTTGTCGTAGTCACCTTTCAGCGTATCGTACTGTTTGCGTACCGCGTCGAGGTCTTTCGTTGCCTGTGCCAGCTGTTTCTTCGTTGCTTCGTCACCACCCTCTTCGAGTGCCTTTTGCAGACGTTCACGCTCTTTGGTCAGGTCGCTTATCTTCGTATTCAGACCGTCCACGCTGTTAGCCTTTGCAGCCAGTTGACGGGCGGCACGTTCAAGATACAGGTAGGTCTTCTCGTCACCGTTACGGGCAATACCTGTCTCTTTCGCTATGGTAGCGTCCAACTTGTTATATACCTCACGGAATCGGTTGCCGATGACCACCTCTTCATCGTTCTTTGACATCAGAAGAATGGCGTTACGCTGTTCTTCACTAAGTCCACTCAATGCGGCATCAGCCGCTAACATTTCCTGTGTAATCATAATCTTACCCTTTGACTATTAATTATGACCAACTATTTTGAGCCGTTGGTCTTAGGCTCTTTCTGTTGCTTCTGCTCATTTGGAGTTTTCAGCATACCCAACTCTTTCAGCTCTGCAAGGATTTCTTTCTTCATGGCGTCCTTCTCAGCCTGCCGACGCTTTTTCTCGGCTTCCTTACGCTGCTGGATAGTCATCTCCTGCATCTGCTGACGCTTCGCTTCTTGCTCCTGCAGGTAGTCGGTGGGGTCGTACAGGATTTCGATATCCCACCCCTGCTGCAACAGGTTACGCTTCAATGTTGGGAACATCTTCGCATCGAACTTCTGAATACGTGGCTTGCTCAGACGCTTACCAGTACGCGCATTGAACTGCGTCTGTTCGATACGACAATGGAACGTGTTCTCCTCTCCACGGGGAACGATGTAGTTCTCCGCTGTGACCTCCAATATTGGCACGTCCTTGGTCACATTTCCGAATTTGACTCTCATAACGTTTGTGATTTAAGTTTATAAATGAAGCCTTACGACTTCGTGAATGTCTTGCTTGCTACGGTGCTGACGTATGTACCCTTGACGGCAATAGCCTTGACGGTGGTCGTTGCGCTCAGTGTCAGCTCTTCCGTGTATTCCGTGCTCTCTTCCGTTGGCGTACTGCCATTGGTGGTATAGAAGATTGATGCACCGTCCTCAGCTTCGATGGTGACCTTTGTCGTGCTTTCGAATGGTGTATCACCGTCTATGACGGGCGCACCCAGTACGACATCAGCCTTAACCACGTTGCCGTTCTTGATGACTGTCACGCTTGCTGGTGTGGTGCTATCGTCACATACCGCCTCAGGCGTAAAGCCAACGGGTATGAATGTCTCACCGTCTACATCGGTAAACTGCACATCGAGGATGGTTCCCAGCTCGATATACTTCTTAATCTGTTCAATCTCAGCCGTGGTGAGGGCTGAAATACTTCCAATTTCCATAAGGAGTGGCATCTGTTGTGTTTGCTTACTCATAATTATTCGTTATTTATTGGTTCTTTACTCTTTGGCGTTATCTCACGGGCATAGTCCGCAAGACGCTCTTTGATAATCGCAATCTTATTATCGTATTCGATATTCTCACCGAATGTGATGATGTTTGCGTTTTCTCGCTCAAACCGACGTATGAAGTCCGCGAAGTTCAGCTTAACGAGCAACTCTTCCAGCGATATGAGATTCTTGTCATACAGGGCTTGCACCTCATTACGTGTCAGATGACGGTATGGCTCCAAGTCTCCAAGGATTATCATACGCTGCATCTGCTGAGGGTTGTTCCTGTACTCCGTTTCGATGATTTGCTGGTACAGTGCATCGAGGTCGGCTTCACTCATGCCAGCCTCTTTGGCGGTCTTGTAACGTTCCCGTAACTCATCACTGGTGAACAGGTAGAATTCCGTTCCGTAGTTGATACTCGACTGTATGAAGCCTGTACCATAACGCTCACGGCAACAGGTATCATCTACCCACTTTTGAGCCTGCTCAAAACCTTTCTTGACGCGATTCAATACCGTTGACTGACTTTCGAAGTTAGCCTTGATTTGCTGCTCGTTCAATGCGTCACGGGTCGTGATTTCCTCATTCGTGCCAACGATAGCCGTAATGATTGCCGAACGCAACCGCTTTTCTTCTTCGCCATTATAGTCAAGGCTCTGACGGTCTACTGCCAGCATACCAACGGGGTCGCCAAGGTCGGGCTGGTCGGTATTCGGTACGGGAACCTCTACGAATGAGCCTGCACCCACGATACGCTTTGATGAACATTTCGGGCAAGGCATCAGTAGTCCGTTGCCGTCATAATGCCAGTGCCCGTGCTTATCCTTCAAGAATCCACCGTCGCAATAGTCACCCGTCTCGTCGTTGCTGTAATCGCAATCTTGCTCATACCCCCAATAGATAGGATAACTACCGTACATATCGAGGTAACGCTTCGAAATGGCATAGAACAGGTACCAGTCTAAGCGGTCAAGTTCCTTTGTAACGGGACTGCACTTGATATCGGGCTTATCCAACGACATAGGCTCATTCCAGAAGAATCTCGCTGGGCAATAGCCGAGGTCGTGGCGTGCTTCAACGAGCAATTCACCGACCTCGTTACCCTTTGCCCTGAATACCCTGCGATACTCATCATCAAAGACTGCTATCTTGTCATCGTCCTGATGGAAGATGATATACTTCATCTCACCCGTGGACGCATCAGCCTTGAAGTCTATGACGTCACGAATTGGTAACCAATAGAAATACGGCTGTGGCAGACGGTCGCCTGCGTCCTGCTGTTCGGGCAGGTCAACGATGAGCACCGAATTGATTTGCGTCTTGAAGAATTCCCACCCTTTCGACGACCATACGTCAGGC